CGTCTTCCCTGTCTAGCCTAACCAGAGAGGGGTAGAGTCTGATCTTTTTGCCGATCCATTGGGCTACGGCAATCTCAGCCAGTGCTCCTTTGGATTTTTCCCAGTTTGGAAGAAGCACAAGTTCATCGCATTCAAAGACCGCATCAATGTCTCTTCTGGCGGCTGCTGTGATAAATTTTCCATCCATCTGGGAGTTATGGGGATCTAGCCCAAGCTCTTGATCCATCCGCGCTGGATTGATCACATTGTATCCTTTTTTAACTAGGCTTTCTTCTGCCTCAAAGAATGCTGGATGGTTAAGGTTTTTAACAGAGCGCATAGGCCCGCATATATAGATTGTGGTCATTGGTGTGTGTGTGTGTGTGTATGGTTGGTTGTTAAGAGTCTTTGATGACCTTCTTTAAATCGCCATCATCCAAATCGTCATCATCTTCTCCTTGCCCATAAAGGATGTCATGGATATTGGAGACAAGTCCCTCAATGGCGTAGTCGTTACCAAACTTGATGAAAGCGTTTTTTGTTTCTTGCCCCTCTTCAAACGTGGCCACAATAAACCCAGAGTCGAAATATTCAACCAAATCTTTCGATAGCTTGTCCAAGACCTTTTGAAGCCTTTCGTCGTGGACGGCCATAGACTTAATCGATTTGTTCTTTGCAATTGCGGCATGTCTTGATTACTCCGACATGGGCAACGTGGATTTGTTCAATATTACTTGATCCGCAATAATAGCATGATTTTGCTTCTGGTTTGCGGTATACCTTTTTCTTGCGGGGTTTTTCGCTATCTTTCATTGAGCTTTTGATGGGATAATTCTGATGTAATTCCTTACAAGTGAAGATGTTCTGGTTTTGAGCCAAACGCCGTCACCAGAGTCGCTGTCTCTGGTTCCCTTCTGGTTTGTGTTGCCTTCAACACATTGGAAATTTTTCTCACCAACCCCTACCACAATACCGATATGAGAAAAGTCAAAAACAACCAAATCGCCAACTTGGGGCTTGGCATTCTCTGACAGGATCTTTGTGGTGGCAGGACGCTTCTTGGCCCACTCAATAAACCCGAATGCTGCTGCTGTGCGGGGTCGCCACTGGGATGGCGTCATTTGCTTTAAATTGAGCCATGAGGTGTTTTGGGGGTCTTTAAGCCACTGATCTATCACCCAACAGCAAAACGCCGCACACCAAGGCCACGGAGCGGGTTTAAGGGTTGTGGTAGACTGGTATTCCCTAATCTTTGCCCCTCTATTGTTTCCGCCGACTTCCTTTACGCCGACCTGAGACCTTGCAATCTCAACCAACCCTTCGACTGCGCTTGGCTCTTTTTTCTTTTTGGCGGGAGGAACGCTCACTAAGTTCTTCTTTGATTCGGAGGGCAAGCTCGGCAAGGACTGCACTTGGCCAATATCTAAGCTTTTTTGCCCAAAGAGTTTCTGGATTAACTTCCACATGGGTTGATTTCACCCATAAATTCTACCACTTGCAAACTCTTTTTCCAATATCCCAATTCCTAGAAATCCGCTCCACCTCTGACTCCGATGGTGATGGAAGTTTTTCCAGCATCGCCCCGCTTGCCTTTGATTGTGATTTTGAGGGAAGAGAGTAAACGGACAAGGAAACTTCTGCGATCTTCTTTGGGTGGGGTTGGGACGAGGATGGATTTAAGTAGTTCATGGGACAGGGGTTTCACTTTTTCTTGCGGGCGGGCTTGCGACGATGAATTGCGCCCTGAAGCTCAATAGCCCTGCGAACCTCAGTATAGGTGATCGGGCCAGCAACTCCGTCAACGTCTGTATTTACCAATGCTTGGATTTTCTTAACACCCTTGACGTTTGCCTCGTTGGTGATGTAGTTAACGATTGAGATAATGAACGCCACAATGAAACCAGTGAGGCTAACCTGATCGACAGATTCAGCCAACTTGGGATCAACCATGGCAAGCTTTGAAACAAGGGCTGCAATGCCAGCGGCAATAAGAGGGGTGAGAAATCCTCCCGACTTGGAGACAAGAAATGCAAGGATCTTATCTTTCATTTGATTATTCTTCGGACTTAATCTTCTGAACCGCCGACTCAACAGTGAATCGGATCAGGGACTCGGAGGCATCAATGCCATTGCGGACAGCGGCAGTGGTGAGCTTTTTAACGGCAGCTTCGCGTTTTTGCGCCCCAGTTTTGCTAGTGTCGGCCAATTCGCGGACAATGTCCAAGGCCAAAGGAAGAAGGGCCGAAGCTCCATCAACGATGATTTGTTTGAGGATGGGGGCATAGAAGTTCCAAATAAGGGAAGGAATGCCCGCCAGTTTTGCTAGAAATGATTTCATGGTTTTAAACCTAGACTAGAATCCCTTGGATTTCAAGTAATCTTCGATTCTTTTTGTGCGCTCATCAATTCTGGCCAAAGTTTCGCTTCGGGCTTGGTTCTCTTGATTAATAACCTCAATCTTCGCATCTTGTTTGGCGTCATTGGCTTGTATCGATCGCATTTGTTCTGGAAGAACCACCCATCCATTAAGAGCCGAAAACAAGGTGACCATCAGAGCTATGCCAGCAATCAACTCACTCATCGTGAGTTTTACCCCCCGCTCCATACCCCTGCGTCTTGGAATATCTTCAATGCTCATAGCTCTTCAGTATTTGGTATTAGCTCCGCAAGCTGCGCCTCAGTAAGTTCTTCCACGCCATTTATTTTACCATCATCAAAATCTTTGGCCAAGTCAGATTGCCAGAGACAACAAAATGCCACGCGCCCATCAGTTAGAGGCTGTCCTGTAATTGTTGCGTTGGTGAGGCTGGCAGCGCGGATGCGTGTTTTTTCAGCATTATCCCAATGCCCTGCGATGGTGCGAATGCTTTGGCTTCCATCAGGAAGGTCTTCGCCATATTGATCCAGAAGGACTGGGAACATAGTGCCCACGGAATTCGCTGGCACGGCAATGATGCGTTCTATGGGTTCAAAGCTCATGTCAGTCCAAGCTCCTTGCCTAAAGTTGTTTTGTAAAGCTCATAAAAGTCATCTGTATTAGATGGTGCTGAATGTATAATAAAAGAGAATGCAGCAGTTCCTTGATAGGCCCCATTTGAACTTCCCAATACAACTCCAGCACTTGTTTGTAGCGGATTTGGCTGAACGGCTGTTGTTGCTGCTGTTGCCAACAAGGTTTTGTTTCTGTATCCTTTGGTGTTTAAACCGACTCCTCCTATTGTTGACCACATATGGACGCCTGATGTGGAGTTTGATATTCCAGAACTGGAAATAATTGAACCACTATAACGATAAAGTGCTGGATTTCCAAGAGTCGTTGAACGTGGAGCAACAGAATAAATATGTTGATTGCTTATCTGACTATTAGTTGCAGAAAACCAAACTCCCTTACTTCCAGTTGTTGGCATTGTTCCGACAACACCGCAAAATACTTGAGTAGATGCAACTGTTAAACTTGTATCAATTTTGTCGTTTGATCCATCATAAATAATTCCATCACTAGACCATGTCGGCCCATTAACCAGTGTTCCATTGTATGTTCCAAGACCGCCAAGCGAATACAGCGTGGTTCCTGTTCCTGCGTTTTGACTTGAGCGCATGGGCCAACAAACCATGGAATCCCACAAATTAAGATTTTTTACTCCGCTAACAAAGGCATAAATGTTTCCTCTGTCAGTAGCTCCACTTAAGGAAATAAACTGTTGTGCATCGGAATCTATCCCATCAATGATGGAAGCTACTTGATACCGCCAAGGCCAATCGATGTATGTGGCTAGGTTTGCGGGGTTGGCCGTGTCTCCACGATAGGCTGCGACAATATGGCCCAAAGCTTGTTTCTCACTCCATTGAATAAGTCCTGCGCTAGAGCCCGAAACAGCATCATAGATGTCCTTCCAGACATAATTTTTAGGAAGAGAAATGTAGTCTGCTTCTGTCTTCGGGCCTCCTGCGGCTACGGCAATCTTAGCCCAGAGATAGCGTTCTGGGAGGGCGACATAATCAGCGACAGATCCTGTATACTGGATATTAACCAGCCACTGAGCCAGCATCATCCTTCGGGGCAGATCAGCCGCCGAAGCAAACGTAGCATCTAAAGTAGGAAGAGCCATAGTCTATGGTCTCTCCCAGAGTTAGGCCATGCCCATGATACGCTCACCCATTCCGCGCATCGGAGTTTCCTCCATCTCGGCGGTTGCTTCTTCTTCCATGGTGGCGGCTTCGTCTTCGGCCTCTTCAGCCGCAATCTCAACACCAGCAATCATGGTGGGAACAAGCGAATCGCCGTCCACACGAAATGTAACAAGCTCCTCAAACGTGTCGCCATCGACAACGTCTTCAGGCAGGGTATATCCTTCGGGTATATTTAGTTTCATAATAGTTATTCTCTCCTCATAGAGCTTGCCTTAGATTTTACTCCAAGGCAAGCCTTGATGATTAGAGACTAGCTATTAAGCCAGATACCCGTAACCACTACCACTGGGGCAAGCGACAAGGTCGTTGGCCAAGTTGCAGCGGAGATGGAGGATGTAGTAAGCCCACTGCGGGAAGATCAACTTCACTGCACAGGCCATCTTAGCCCTCCAGTAACCCGAATTTTTGTCGGGATTACAGGATTTATCATACTCATTAACCCAGCGAAAATCTCCGCGATAGTTCTGAGCATCATAAACAATTTTGCCGACTTTGAGGTTCGGATTCGGAACAAGCCACTCCATTGCCTTCGGATGGAAAACAACAGTAGTGGTATACTTCGCGGTCTTATAGGCGGGGTTGATGATGTATTTGGTTCCCTTGACAGCACCGGAAGCGGCGATGTAGGGCTCAACTTCAACATAACCACCAGAACCATCGTCATTGAAGCGTTTCGGGAACGGGCGGCTGTGGAACACAAAACCACCATAGCTCTTCTTGGGCAACAGGGAAGACCCGTTAGCACCAAGCAGATCGTTCACGCGATCACTCCAACGGATGTCCTGACGGACATCTTCCTGAAGCTTGATGAGATTTTCAATCGTGGCGCGCTCTGCGAAGACGTTGAAAACGGGCGAACCATCGTCGGTCACCGCATCGCCGTCATCACCAGCGTTGTCCTGATACAGGCTATCGTAGATCGAACGCAGGACGCCCGGAGTCAACGTGCTGGTAGGATTGGCCAAAGTGCCAAAGCTGGTTCCAGAAGTGCTCGGAAGGCCCGGAGAGACAGAGATCTTGTTGGAGGAGTTGACGTAATAATCTTCATCATAACGCTCAATCCACTCAACGTTGACGTTGTCGGCAAGGATCTTGATGTAGTTGTTGACATCATCAATCGGGAACGCCGAAGTGCGAACATCCTCCAAGCAAATCCAATTGGATTCGATGGCCTGATGGCGCAGTTGGAACGTTTTCTGATCGAAGGCATAGCCAACAGTTTTGACGGGAGGCAAGCAGGAGTTCTGATCGGTTCCGTTGCTAACGCTCACATCTTCCCAACCGCTGCCAGTGGCGCGGGTGCGCTGGGCAATCGTATTGGTGATAATGGTTCCCATATGGTCGGGGAATGCGCCCTGCGTAACAAAACGCAGATAGGGGTCTTTGTAGAGACCCAAGCGGTAAGTGCCAAGAGCGATACGTCCAGTTTCGCGCTGGAAGTTATCATTGATGGCCTCACAGGTAAGTCCAGTAGGTGCTGACATGATAATAGTTTCTTTCTATTTAGTTTAAGGGTTAGGTTTTGATTTCAGAGCATAAAATGCCCGTCCATCGGTTTGGTTTTCTGGGCCGCGACCAGAGTTTTACGGCTACAATTTGTGAAGGCTAACCCGCCAGCAAGGTATCTGCGACCAACTCAGATTTAAGTCTTGATGCGCTTTTTACTAGAAAACCAACAACTTGTCAATACAAGTTTTTTTAAAATTATCCAGCGCGGCCCTCAGAAGTCGATTGAGATACTTTTGTCCATCCCGGCCCAAGCCCCGCCGCCCTTCTTTTCGCCATATTTTCAGACTCTACACGCCTTCGCATCATGTCCGTATTAAACTGATCTTGGCGTGTTTTTCTAAGGGCTTCTTCTTCGGTTTTCAAACGACGAAACTCGTCACCACTCATGGGAGCAGCCCCAGAGCCGCCATATTGACTAGTTGATTTTTGAATAAAGTTATCCCAAGGTTGCATATTAGAAACCTAACAGAATCTAATACAATCGGTCAAGTTTTATCTAATTCCAGATAAGAGCGTTTTGCCGAAATTCGTAAAGCTGTCCATATCTTCATCATCATCGGAAGACGATTCTGTTTCGGTGGCCTTGCCAAGAGAAGGCGTAGCACCAACCAGCCCTTCCAATTGGGTTTGAAGCTCTTTGATCTTGGCGTCTTTTTCTGCGCTAACACGCTCAAGTTGATTGGTGTAGTGGTTGATTGCCGACTCCAAAAACGGAACCACAGAAGCTTTGGCAAGGACTGAAGAGCGATCCTCAACACTCATGCGGTCAAGATCGGCCTCAGAAGCGTTGCGTTTTGCGGAACGCAAGTGGCTATTCCAATTGTCTTGACCATCAATCTCCCTAAGAAAGGTGTAGCGATCCTCAAGACCAGTCCAGCTTTTTGCTGTAAACGCCTTTTGAAGTCTACGATCATTTTCAATGAATTCTTGTTCTTGTTGGGCCCTGCGCGCAGCTTCCTGCTCTGAAAGAGTATTGGATTCTGCCGTATATTTATGATGAGTGTCCACCAACTGGTGGTAACGCTCTGCCATTTTGACAATTTCAATTTGTTCGATTTTCCTGAAATCTCCAATCAGATCTTCCAGAAGATCGGCGCGCTTGCGAACGTCAGGTTCACTGATAGCGTTGTAGAGCTTTGAATAATCAGAACTGTTTGCTTCAGCAATAGCCCTCAAATCGCCCTGAAGGCCCTCCAGAGGCCTTTTTACGTTTTCGATATACTCAGGGCTACGCTCAACATTAGCGGCCTTTAGCTCACGATTAAGCTCTGCTAGGCGGGTCTTGGCGGACTCAAGCTCATCTTGGAGGCTTTTAATCTCTTGCCCCTCATATTTCCCAACCTTTTCTTTTTCGGCGTCAAGTTCTGCCTTGAGGCGATCCCTCTCTTCACGGGCCTTTTTCATTTCGCCCTTAATCTCTTTCCAGCTTGAGATGCCCTTCTCAGAATCATCGCCTTCTGGTTTGTCGGCTATAGGTTTGTCGGAAAAGTGGGGGTTCAGAGGAAGATCGTCATCAGAAGTAATTTCATTTGATTTATCTTCAAGCTTCTCTGAAGAAACTTCTTTAGTAGCTGCCTCTACAGCTTTAGCCGCCTCTTCTTTGGTGGCCTTGGATTTCTTTTCGGCTTTTGACTCCGCTTTAATGGCAGGGCCTTTTTCTTCCTTCGCAGCTTCCTCTTTAATAGGTTCCGTCGATTGGGGCTGTTCTGGAGTTGCTTGTGATGCGGGAGCTTCATTAGGTTGAGATTCGGCAGGGGTTACTTCGGCTGGAGGATTAAAAATACTTCCAGCAAAGTCTGCATCACCAGTAAGGGCGGAATTAAGGATATTAGCCATAGTTTATATTAGTTTGTTTCTTCTGAAATTATATGTGAAAAGGGTTCTGGCAAGTCAAATTTTGGCTTGGTTACTTTGCCCTGAGAAAGGGTGTCAATAAGATCCAAGACCTCCTGACTGCCCTCATAAAAACCCGCGCTCTTAATGAACACTGGCGACAAATCAAAGCCCTGTGCCACAGGCCCAGCACTCTTGCGTGGGCGAACGCGCTTGGAGATAAACTTAATGCCCTTCTGCATATGGGGCAATGCCCACGTTTTGGCCCATTCACGGGCATCTTGATCTGTCCACTCCATTAATAAGTCCTAAATATATCCAAGATAACAAATTGTCTAGAGGAATTTATACCTCTTGCTCAATCATGGGGGGACGGCCCGGAGGCTTCTTGGTGTCTTTCAGAATAGAACTCCTTGTTTTAAGGTCGTTAAGGGCCATTTGTTGGCGGATGGTTTCCATCTTCTGCTGGTGGGCTTCTTGTCCCATCATACGCTTTTCCTGCATTTCTGCCAACTTAAGCTGCGCTTTTTGGAGTTCCATTTCCATTTTGGGGTCAATCTGCCCCTCTGGCTGCATTGCCATTTGATCTTCGGCCTTGCTTTGTTCTGCCATCATACGATTGATGACTTGTTGCTCAAGCTCGTCAATATAAGCTGTAAGCTTTTGCAGTTCCCGCTTAAGGGCTTTTACTTCGCGCACACGAAAACTATTTTCAGAGAACATAACAAGATGTTCCATGGCGTGATCGGCAGCGGGGCGAAGAATCTGCATGGCCTGTTCATCCGCCATTTGCTGGGTGCGGTGAAGCTCAATAATTTCCGCAATCATCGGAATATGAGCCTCAATATGAACAGCATGGTTCTGACTATCGTGGACAAGCTGTTGAATGCCCTGACGAAGGTTGCCGTTTTCAAGATTGGCAATATCAAAGTCAACCACACGGCGCGGGCCTTTGTCGGAAACAAAAAGATTGACCTTTTGATAGCCAACGCCCGGAATACCAGCGACAACGGCGCGAAGCGTATTTTCTTTTCCCTTCTCATCCATCAAGGAATAAAGCTCCATCAACTGCTTTGAGGCCATTTCGGTCATAACGGGGCTTCCGTCACCCATTGCCCTCATAGCGGTAACCTTAAGAAAGTCGCGCATACGCTCAATAGAAACACCCCTGCGCGCACAACGTTTGCGAAACTCTAGTGCCAGCTTACCTCCCCTATCAGAAGCGGTAAGCAACGGATTAACTGCCCTGCGGTATTGTTCGGTCAAAAGCTTGTTGTAAGGAGTGTAGAAAAGCTCCAATGCGGCGGCATTAAGAGTGGATTCTTGTCGGGCTTGTTGAACAACTTCAGTAGCAGAACGCGCTTGTCCTTCAGGAGTAGTCTGGCGGGAGCGATAGCTGCCAGTGTTATTCTGAAGCACCTGACTCATCAGATTGTAAACAGGAAGGCCCTGAGTGGCGATTGATGGGGGTTGAAGTTGGATCGGGGTCAGCCCACTAGGGATGAACGTATAAGGCCCGACCTCAATGTATTGAAAGTCTTGGATTGCTTCGGCGTCCCCCTGAAGCTGAACCAGTCCAGCAGTAATGGCGGCTTGGGCCGACTGACAAAGAACCCTGTTGGAAATCTGGATCTGATTGTAGATCTTTTGTTTGAGTCCGCGAATCGTATGGAACGTTCCTTGGCCAACACCATAGGTAAAGATAACAAAACACTGGTTCACATTGCCATAGCGGCTATAACGCTCATAAAGAAAATTAGAGGCGTCCCGCGATGCAATCAATTGAGTGAACTTGCCATCAAATTCTTTATTATATCCGTAGATTAGTTGTGCGCGGTGGTAGGCAGATTCTCCGGTATATAGATCGTTTTCCTTAACTTCGCGCTCAAAATCTTCCCAGTGGGCAGTATAGTTCTTCCACTGGTTGCGTTTTGTTGAGGCCTTCCAAATAGCTTGTTTAACGGCTTCGATATTCCATCCAAGTGTTTTTGCGGCCTTGGGATTTTTGATATAGTTATAAAGCTCACTCACGCTCATATTGCGTTGAACGATAGCAACCTCAATAGCTTCATCTGACACTTTGGTATCACGGGCAACTTTGAAGTCTTTCAGTCCACAGGGTTCCCAAAAGACGGAACGTTCGTCTGGCCACATAGCAACACCTACTCCATCTCCGACAAATTCGCGTGATAGAAGCTGCATATTGTAGGCGTGGTCATTCCACTCCTTGAGCATCCAATCAAATTCTTCAGAGATAATTTCAGAATCTTCATCGGCATCTCCGCCATAAAAGTTCATTACCACATTGGCAATGCGCGGAACCCCGTTTTGAAGTTCAATATACGGAGCAAGGGAAGCTTCCATAATGGAACTGGCTTCTCCAAAGTTAGCATTAACCACATGGGTCAATCCTTTGGACTTCAATTCTTCAGCATCATAGGGGGCCTCTCCATTGACTAAGGCCTGTGCCCTTGCGCGAAAATAAGCAGCTTCCTCGTCTTGTTCGATATACTTGTCTGCAAT